TCGTTATTTATCTTCTTCATAATATATCTAGCAACGTATGCACTAGACTCAAAGGTTACATCTCCGATACTCGAAAAGCCATTTGTCCATAATTTTTCAAGCTCTGAGGATCTATAAAGCTTACTACCACTTGAAGTGGTTTTGTGGTACTTTCTATCTGAAAAATCAATTCCGAACAAAATGGCATGGAAGTGAGGTCTATCAAACTTCTCACCATACTCTCCGCACATGTAAAATCTACAGTAACCAAATTTCTTCCTTAGCTTTTTCATAAAAAGCTGAAAATCACGATGATCTAAACTTCTATTACGAGGTAAATGATCGTCATCATAAGTTAACGTGATAAAACAATTCTTTTCATGAAGCTGAGCTTCATGCAAACATCGCATAGCCCACTGACGGCTACGCTCTAAACGACACCCAACACACTGACCGCAAGGCAATGATAATGATCGACTAATGTCGAAATACCGCCTTTCGCTAAAAACTACCTGACCGTCTACTGTCTGATATGCCGCTATCGGATGATAGCATGGCAATTACAATCTCCAACCGCCACGCATAGGATTCATACGCATATTTGGGGCTTTCGTGCGACGCAGATTCCGCTTAAACATACCGGCTGACTTCCTTTTATTAACATAGTTTCGACGTAGCATAACTTCTCCTTGTAGTATTTGGTGTCACCTAGCACAGTTACATCAAGTAAGTCACTGTGCTTCGGGGGCCTTCGGCTCCCCGACCGGTGTTTCTGAAGGCTCAGAAATGGGCTTGGCAGCTACTAATCCTAATTTAGTAGCTTCTTCACGATTTTCCTCTTTACTAAGAAAATCGATTAATTCTGCGGGATCGTTATTAAAACGACTCCGCATCTGGGCTGGCAGCTCCATAAAGTCATCTTGGGCTGCCAATACGGCATTAACTGCCGAATGATAGTCCAAAACCCCTGTAAAATCCCCATATTGGGGACTTAAAGGTTTACCGGGTAATTCACCGGTTAAACCAAACTGACGAACGATGTAGTTAATATCACTTTCGTCCTTAAAATTCTGCTGAGCCAATGTAGGCTCGGGGCATGTAAGCCCAGTCTCATCAGATACTTTATCAACGTCATAGTTATATGGCGTTCTTAAAAATGGCACTTTACGTTCTTTCATATTCATAGACCAAGTTGCGCCCTAATAAATTAGTGCGCCTTATTTTTTAAAATCTAATAACTTATTAACAATACCGCCGAAACCAATTGCGGATGATATATCTTTACCAATTGCACTACCAATCTGAGCCGATTTAATCCATGGATATTTCTTAAATAACTCAGATGAAGCTTCTAACTCCGATAACATTGCTCTTAAATTAGCAGCTTGGGCTTGAAATTGAGCAGTAGAAGCATTCATATTATTAATATTACTTGTAACCTGAGGACCAAATTGCCGGTATCCCGGCATTTTTTCCATTTCCACCTTTTTTAATACGTCGGTATACTCCGACTGCGACTCAGCTTGATTTTGCTGAGCTCTTAAATTCTTATGTTGTTCTTGCAATAGGTAGTTTTGACTAGCACTACTGGTAGCTTGCCCTAATGCATTCTGCACCGGAGCCATAGCACCAGTAGGACTGCTAGCACCACCTAATTTTGCAGACAACATAGGATTAAGGCCTGCAGCCTTAAGATCTGCAACTTCACGTTGATGAGCAGTACTAGACATACGCTCTTGAAAAGCCATCTGCTTATCAGCTTGAAATGCAGAGGCTTTATTGGTCTGTTGAGCACCCATATATGAACCAACAGCCCCTAATGCTGAGGGAATCATACTTGTAAAATTAAAAGGATTCTCTTTACTATCAGATTGAGTCTTTAAATCCGGAATAACACTTTCACCGGAACTTGGAATAATAGGGGGGGCACCAGAATACATTAACGCTGCATTACCAATGTCATCCCCATAATTACTTACAAAATCACTTACGCCTTTAAAAAGGCCATCAAACATACCCATTAGAAATGATCGATCAAGCCGGGTACAGAATACATCGGCATTGGACGAGCCATAGTAACGTCAAAGAAACTATCGAATAAAAACTGTTGGCCGTTAGCAGCAGCACCTACGGCAACAACACGATCAACTGGTGGTGTATCTTGAATAAACGTGTTATTCAAAGTTGGCAAAGACGTAAACTTTTGAGCCAAATGCCATGCATCTAACGTACCACTAGTAGTAGATCTAAATAAGCCAGTAATCATCGATGGCTTATAACGGTATTCAGCCCAACGTTCTTGATATCCAAAAACGTCATTATCTGCTGAATTACCTCTAGCATAAATTTCCTTATTAAGAATAGCTTGTTCACCAAGCGTTGCAAATGCAGGAAAATAAAAGTCATAACGTGTAGACCTTGACCACATCCGTGGAAGGCCCTGCTGATAGGTTAAATCAGCACGAACCGACACTAAACCAATAATAACACCATGCTCTACAAAGCTTTGCGTAAATCCATGACCACTTGCGAGTGACGTGCCCATAGCCGCAAGATTACCCAGAACTGTAGTACCTCCAGAAAGATTGGTCGCACTCGTTTGGGCAATAGGATTGATATTAACAACAGTGGAACCGCCACCAAGATATTCAGGACGCTGCAAACGAGCGTCTGGACTAATAACTCCAAAATGAGAGCGAATAATTTCAGTATAACGTGTGCCTCCACGTGCATCCCTTTCAAGTAATTTTTGAATCTGAAACGATTGACGTAATTGATTAATAGTTGCTGCAGTTGCAGCAGATAAATCAGCATATAAACCATTAGTCGCATCACCCGCAGCATTTAACATGTAAATTTGTGCATTCAATGCAGGTGCTGCTAATGGTGTTGCACTACCATTAATATCAAGCACAGAGAGATATGATTCTGTTGATTTTGCTTTAGGTAATTTAATTGGTGCACTTGTCCCTAATGGCAAAGTAACAGATGCACCTTTTTGTGGCCATGGTAATGCACTAGTAAAATAATCATGTCGCTTACCGCGACGTAACAATGCATAATCTGTATATGTATCTGGTCCATCACCTTTGTGGACAGTTACAGAATTCTGCATATTCTGATCTCTAAACCACTCGTTATAAATTAAATTATAAGCACGTGGCCAAAACGCACATACACTAACTGTATTACCTGACCCTACTTGTCCAACTGTGGGTAAACCCATATAGTCATATAAACCACCTGTAGGGAACCCGTTAGCAGGACTAACAATCTGTGGAACAGTATAAGAAATAGAATCACCCGGATCTTCTTGTTCTCCCATAAACTTCTGCCAATTATTCCAAATTAAGCGATTAGGCACAAAGAAAAAGAAACTGTCCAAATGCATATTATCCATAATTGGATATAGCGGAGTAGCAAGACGGGCAAATGCCGTCATCTTTAAATTAAAAGTATCGCCGGGTAGTACTTCGTCAACATACACAGGAATCAAATAACCTGCATCAAAAGTAGTCTTATGGGTCTTTTGTGCTTTGAACTTGCTGCGGGGAATGTCCGCTTTAGGAATCATTGCAAACTGATGCACATCTACCGAGCGATTACGAAACATACTATCTCCTTAAGAATTACTTAATTTTTACATCTTTACCACGAACAATAACACTAGGGTTATCCCTTATTTGATACTTGCCAGTACTATCATCAAAAACACCTAATTCATACAAATCAAAATCATCTGGATGATTGAATAACTGATTATCCTTATCTTCACGATTTACTTCGTCCGTAAACGATCTAATAGCAACTCCCAATGACTGTAAATACATTGGTCGACCAAACGCCTCGGCGGCTGAATCTTTAACGCTCACAATAACTGAAATCATAAATACTCCTAAGCTAAACTACGTTTTAATAAACTTAACCGAGCTTTTGTAATTGTCTCTTTAACAACTAACCTAGCATCGGTATTATCTTCAAAGTTCTTCTTAGCTAAATCTATACGCTTTTGTTGAACTTCTTCCCATTCATATGGGTTCAACTTCTCATATTGCAAGTCATAATACTTAGGAGGCTTAACTTTTTTTCCATTAATAATCACATAATCATGAGGATATACATCTGACTTAAACTTCATAAACCATTCTGCACCTATACCACCTGGATCGCCTTTAACTTTAGGCTTTAAACTCATCTTATTATATTCAAGCTTACGCTTAACAATCTCTCCAGTCTCTAAGTCAGTAAATATATACTTCCCAAATAACGGAGAATCTTCGTTATTTATCTTCTTCATAATATATCTAGCAACGTATGCACTAGACTCAAAGGTTACATCTCCGATACTCGAAAAGCCATTTGTCCATAATTTTTCAAGCTCTGAGGATCTATAAAGCTTACTACGACTTGAAGTGGTTTTGTGGTACTTTCTATCTGAAAAATCAATTCCGAACAAAATGGCATG